CGACAGCATCGGCTTCCAGCCCATCCTGCACGCGCATCTTGTGCTCTTTGACGCGCTGACGATGATTGCGCTCCCAGTCGCCCCCGGTGAGCTGCGCGGTTTCTTGCTCAAGCGTCGTGATCCCAAGCTCCATCCGCAGTTCCGACGCCTGCACCTCAGCGAGCGGATCGATCTGACCTTGGACCGGTCCGGTCCAGATCGCCGTCAGCCAGGCCTGTCGGATGAGCGGATCTTCGAAAAAGCCCGGTGCGGGGAGAATCCCCCGCAGCACCGCCTCGGTGATTACCCACTCGCGGGACGGCTGACAGAAGCTGACGGTGAACCAGTCGCGGCGGCGGAAGAATCCGCGCCATGCCTCGAGCAGCGCGGCCCGCGATGCGCTGTAGCTCGACGCGAAGTGTTTGATCAGCAGCTCGAACGGCAGACCGATCGCCGCCCCGACCTGATTAGCGAGCGCGCGAACGAACGCGTCGAACTGCTGGTTTGGTCGCTTGGGGTCCGCGAACTTTACGTCCTCGCCTGGCGCCAATTCGGCGATTAAGCCATTCCCGAGTTTCACCTGACTGTCGGGCAACCCGCTCGGGTCCTCTTCCTCCTCGACGGGCTGCAGACTCCCCGGCGAGCCATCGGCGGCTTCGGTCGTGATGAATACCGTGAAGAGCGCATTCAACACTGCGGCCTGCAGTTCGGCGTTGGTGTATCGCGTCAGCTGCTTCAAACACTCGATGACGGGCGCGAGTAGCGGCACGCCGCGAGTCTGACCCGGCCGGTCGAACTCCCCAATGTGTAGCACGATCGGCATCCCGGACCGCTGGCCGAATGCCGGCAGCCGCTGCCACGTGAGCGGAGCAAAGACGTACGCGCCGGGATGACGGCTGGAGATGTGATAAGCGAGCGGCGCCCCGTTGTCGTCCATCTCAACGCCGTTGATCATCCGCTCAGTGTCGGGGATATGATTCGGATTCGTGAGGCGGTCGGCCTCGACGATCTGCACGCGCGTGGAGAGCGGATCACCCGGCCGCTCAATGAAGCGACGGATCGCGAGTACATCGCCGCTCTCGAGCGCGGACGAGAATGCGATCCGTTGCAGCCCGCCGAAGCGATGACGCCGATGCATATCGCACATGAGCGATTCCGCCCATAGCTTCCACACGCGATCGGCGCGGTCCTCCCACGCCTCCGCGTCCTCGTCACTCAGCCCGAGAAACTTCGCGTCGATCGTGGAGCGCGCTTGCAGTCCGGGACCGATCGTGCTGTCCAGATGGGTCTGGAAGGCGCCGGCGACGAGCGGGGAATTGCGTCGCAGGTCGCGACTCCGGACCCGCAGCATCCGTAGGTCTGGGATCGTATCGGCATCCGCGCTGCCCATCCCCGGAATCCACTGGGACATAGTCGGCGTCCCGACCTTCGCTCCATCATACGCACCGAGCGCGAGCACGCGCCGCACCTTCTGGCCTTTGCCCTTCACTCGGTCACCCCGCGGCGAAGCCGGATGCCGGTGCGCTTGCTCGTCACGTTCTTCATGCGCGCGCGCGCAGCATCGCGCTGCTTATACAGGGTGTCGAGATCGGCGAAGGTGAAAGATCGACCGTGGATGGTGTAGGACTGTGAGCCTTCTTGAATCGCCGCGATCGCAGCCTGCACGCTCGCCAACTCTTCGCGCGCGTAGAGCTCGTCAAGGTCGCCCGGGCCATAGGCCCGTGTTCCGATGGTGTAATTGTCTCCGTTCTCCGCCGCGGCGATCGCAGCCTGCAATTGCGTCAGCTGATCGGCGTAGAGACCCATGCCGCCTCCCTTAAAGAAAAAAGCTCCCGGATGAGATGGCTGCTCTCACCCGGGAGCCGTATGTGCGGTTGTCCCGAACGTCTAATATGGCATTTGCGCTTTATTGCTCAAGCCCTTGATGGCGAACGCGACGCGCGCGCGGCCGCGGTGATCCGAGTAGCGCGCCCTTCCCCTGCTGCAGGCGTGACGCCAGCTCGCCCAATGACGCCCGGACGGTCGGGCCAAGAATGTACAGCGCGGCGAGCGCGTACACCGCGCAGTCCCAGGCCTCGTTGCGATACCCGCGCCGCACTTCCCAGCGCCTGATCAGCCGGCGGTTCACGTACCGCGGCTGCGCGACCTCGGACGCCATCTGCTGGAAATAGTCGTCCGACAACGCCCAGCCGAAAGCGACGTAACGCGGGCCCTCGCTCATCACCGCGAGCCGCGCGAACAACGAGTCCTTCAGCGTGTCGACCCCGAGCGGGAAGTGGCGCAGCCTCGGCCAATTCGAGATCGCCGTCATCTTCCCGACCGGCTGCGCACCGGGCGCGCTCGAGCCCTTCACCGAGAACACGTTCTGCTGCACGCGGGCCTGACAGTACGCGTAGACCTCGTCGGTGTGGTGACCGCCCGAGTCCACGCACGCCGCGGCGACTTGAATCGTGGCGCCGGCGTCGTGATTCCAGGCCCGAGTGCGCAGAAGATCAAGCCGCGTCCACACGTCCGATTCGACCGGGTTGCCGACGAGGATCTCGTGATGGATCACGGACGCGCGTTCTTCCGCACCCCAGCCCCAGACGCTGGCCTCGAGTCGATCGCCCTGGACGTCCACGCCCATGGTCAGCAGACCGACACCCAGCGGTATCTCGCAGGCGCGGCCGAGGCGGGGACGGGCGGCGAGAATCTGCCAGTCGAGCTGCATTTCGGTATCCTCCCACTCGAGCCCCTTGACGGTGTTGACGAACTGCTTCAGCGCGTTGCGATCGCCCTGCGCGTTGATCCATTCCTCGACGAGTCGGGCCCACGAGACGAACGGCGAGTAGCCGGCCCAGATGTAATAGCCGCGGACCGATCGCTCGGGGTGCCGCGCGCGCCATTCGCCGCGCTCGATCATCTGCTGCTTGTGGTGTTCCTCGATGACCGCGCCGCACCCTTCGATCCGTTTGACTGAGCCGTCGGCGCGACGTTCGTAGTCGCCGCAGACGTAGATCACGGTGGCAGCGTTGCGCTCTTTCCACTCGAGATTCTCCCATTTCAGCGTCTGCATGTGCCCGCAGTGAGGGCAGGGGACGAAGTACTCGCGCTGGTCCGATCGCTCGTACTCGCGCGAGATACGGGACAGCCCTTTGATGGTGGGGGTCGATTCGAGGTAAATCTTCCGCGAGCGGACGTTCTGCGATCGGCGGATCGCCAGGGACAGCGGGTCACCCTCTTTGGCCGTGCCACCCTTCGCCTCGAGCGCGAACCCGTCCACCTCGCTGCACAGCACGTTGGCGATCGATCGACGGCGCAGGCCTGCCGCCGCGTTCGACCCCATGACCGCCAACAGACCGCGGCCGCCGGCGAACAGCTTAACCTGGATCGTGCTGCCCTTCGCGCGGCGCCCGCTGTCCGAGTCCCGCACCAGGCCGCGCAGACACTTGGTGTCGCGCAGCATCGGATCCAGCGTCTCCTTCGACCAGCCCTTCGCTTCGTCCACCGAGGGCAGCACCACCATCGTCGAGCGCGGCCGGCGCTGAATCACGTAGCCGAGGAAGTTGTTCAGCACCTCGGTGCCGCCGACGCGAGCGGATTTCTTGAACACGACCCGCTCGACCCGGGGATCGCTGAGCGAGTCCATGATTTCGATCAGGTACGGCACGCGGTTGTTGCGCCACGGTCCCGGCTCTTCGGGGTTGTGCTCAGGCGAGACCCACCGTTCGGTCTCGGCCCATTCCGAGCAGCTGACTTCCGGTTGTGCGGCGAACACCCTGGCGCGCAGCTCGCGCTCAGTGCGACGAAGATGACGATGCCCGGTGACTGTCGGCAGCATGGCGAGCTGCGCAACCAGGGCGAGGCCTGCGTTGGTCACGCCGGTCGCCGGTAGATCGTCACGTTCCAGAGCTGCTCGGCTGGCCAGTACGGGCGGACTGCTTTCAGCAGGAGCGGTGCGGTGGCGGCATGGACCGCGACCTTAGCCTTCGTCTCCGCGTCGAGGAAGAACACGGCGGGTGGCGCCCCGATGGTGCCGTGGTGCACCTCCGAAGCCCGCTGCAGGATCTCGGGTACGGTCGGCCATTTCCGCGTTTTCATTCCGCTGCGATCTCCTCGTCCTCCGGGACGTCGGTGCCTGATTCGAGTTCGACCATCATGTCGTGCATCATCTCGCGAATGAATTCTTCGACCCGCACCACATCATCGGTGCGCAGGCGATCGGACAGCTTCGCGAGCAGCCGGGGTGTGTACCGCGCGGGCGCGTTCTGCTGGTGAGCTTTGACCCGTTGGTAGGCAGCTTCCAGTTCTTGACGGAATAAGGCCGCGGGCATCAGCGCGCCGCGGCGCTCCGCGACCTCCATCTCCTTGAGGTCGGCGGCGGCGGAGATGTCGCGCCGCCGGGCTTCTTCGACCGATGACGGCCGTACCGATTGTGCGCCCTGTTGAATGAGTTGCTTGTCCCGCCACTCGCGCAGCTCTGGCCAGAGGAATCGCATGTCGCGACCCTGGCCGACGTGCGGCACGTCGCGGTACTCGGTGATCAGCTGGCGGAGGCGCCGCTCGGTGAGACCGAGACGCAACGCGGCGTCGGAAATGTGGATTTTCTCGCGCTCCAAATGACCGCCCGCGCGCGCGGCCGCGGTCGTGCTCGCTGACTTCTTACCGCGCTTTCCACGTGTGCGCGGCATTCAAGCGGAAACGGAAATCGGTATATAGAAATTTCGATATACGCATGTGCCGG